TCGACATCTCGGCGGGGACCGGGGCAAGCAACTCCGCGGCGGCCGCGGGGAACATCGAGACGGGTGAACAGCTCGCCGAATTCGCAGACCCCTGGATCAAGCCGGAGACGTATGCCCGATGGGCCGTGGCCCTGGCCCGGTGGTTCAACGAGGCGTACATGATCTGGGACGGAGGGGGTCCGGGAAGAACTTTTGGAGACACGGTTGTCAACCTGGGCTACTATAAGGTATACTATAAGCGGCATGAGCAGAGCTTATCGAAGCGGGCGACGGACATACCGGGATGCTTCCTGGTGCCTGCGGAGAAGAACGCCGTGCTGGGCGAGTACCGGAGAGCCCTCGTTGAGGGTGTATACGTCCAGCGTTCGGGCCCAACTTACGACGAGGCGCATGCCTACATCTACACGACCACGGCGAAGGTTGAGCACAGTGCCGCGCTCAACCCGGTCGATCCGTCCGGCGCCCGAGAGGCGCATGGAGACCGGTTGATCGCCAACGCATTGCTGGTCCGGGCCATGAACGTGGAAAAGCACGAGCGGCAGCGGACGACGGTGATCCCACCGTTTTCCTATGCCGGGCGACAGGCGGCGTTGAAGGCGAAGGATCGCGACGAGTGGCCGTGAAGAAATGGATTTCTCCGAAGCGCTAAGGGCTCTCCAGATCGGCAGCAGTGTTCGGCGGCAGGGATGGCCGCACGGTCACTTTCTCTCCCTTGTGGCCGAGGGCGTCGCCAGCATCGGTGACGACTACCTCGGTTCCTTCCTGGTTCTCCACATCGAGGGGCATGGCCCCGTGCCGTGGACGCCGACCCAGGGCGACCTGCTGGCGTGTGACTGGTGGGTGATGCCATGACCGAGAAGACCAGCCGCCAGGAGCGTCTCAGCGAGGCCGTCGGGCAAAGCTTTGCCAAGCTCGACATCTACCGCCAGCGGCGCAAAGAGGCCGTCAAGCAGTACGTCGGCCAGTGGTACTCGGATGAGGGCTCGGACAAGGCCGTCCCGATCAACCTCATGGAGCTGGCGACAAACATCTACCTCCAGCGTCTCGTCGCCCATACCCCGCAGGCCAACACGACCACCCGTTATCAGCACCTTCGGCCCATCATGGACCGCTTCGAGATCGCGCTCAACGAGCGGATCACGGAGATGGACCTCGGCAAGACGCTCAACGCAGGGGCCCGGATGGCCTTGTTCTTCATGGGCATCGTGAAGGTGGCGATGAACCATACCCAGGTGGAGTACCGGGGGGTTCTCCACGACACCGGCGAGCCGTTCGCGGACGTGGTGAGCCTGGACGACTGGGTGATGGACATGAGCGCCAAGCGGTTGCACAACTGCCAGTTCATGGGCGACCGCTACGAGATGACGGAGGATGAGGCGGTGGCCGTCTGGGGGCCGGATCTGGTGGCCGAGTGCACGGCCAAGGAAGACCAGATCACCGAGGCGGAGACCCACGAGATTCAGGAGGGCTCCGGTGGGCCGCGCGATAAGACCGAATATGTCCCGCGGTACCGGTTCTGGGACATCTGGCTGCCGAAAGAGGGCATCATCCAGACCTGGAGCGACACGGGCGACCCGCGGGACCCCTTGGGCGTGCTGATGAGCGAGGCCCCGTGGGACGGGGTGGAGACCGGGCCGTATCATATCCTGGGCTTCTTCGACGTGGACGATTCCACGATCCCCTTGCCGCCGGTGGCCCTGTGGCGGGACCTGCACGACCTGGCGAACGGCCTGTTCCGCAAGCTCGAACGGCAAGCCAAGCGCGAGAAGCGGTTCACCGCCGTCACCCCCGGCCAGGGCCAGGACGCCCAAACCCTCGCAGAGACCGACGACGGCGACATCATCACCCTGGTCAGCCCGAACAGCGCCAAGGAGCTGAAGACCGGCGGGATCAGCCAGGAGTCCCTGGGCTTCGTGATCGCCGTCAAGGACCTGTTCGCCTACCTGGCCGGCAACCTCGATATGCTCGGCGGCCTGGGCCCGCAGTCGGACACGCTCGGTCAGGATCAGCTCCTCGCTAGCTCGGCCTCGATGCGAATCCGCCGGATGCAGAGCCAGGTCCTGAAATGGACCACCGGGATCATCCGGGCCATCGGTTACTACCTCTGGACCGATCCGGTCCGCACGCTGGTCGTGCATAAGACCGTGCCGGGCATGGAGGGGATCACCATCCCCAGCGCGATCCCGCCCGAGGCCCGCAACCCCGAAGACTTCACGCACGCCAAGGTGTCCATTCAGCCCTATTCGCTGGCGCCGCAGAGCCCGGAGAGCAAGCTGGCGGCGATTCGCACGATCATGGGCGAGCTCATCGGGCCGTACATGCAGCTCATGGCCCAACAGGGTGTGGTGCTCGACTGGGAGGTGCTCATGCGGACGATCAGCGAGCTGGGCAACCTCCCCGAGCTCAACGAGTTTCTCGTGTACACCAGCGGTCGCTTCGACATGGGGCCGGAGGGGGCGATGCAGAAGTCGCCGACCAGCCACCGGGTCTACGAGCGCGTCAACCGGCCTGGGGCGACCCGTCCCGGCAAGGACCAGATCATGATGCAGGCGTTGTTCGGCGGCAAACCCCAACCGTCTGAGGCGGCTTCACTGACGAGGGCAACGGGATGACGGAGAGGCAGATGGCGGAGGTGCTGCAAGAGATCAACCGCCGGCTGGACAAGTTGGACAAGCTCGAAGTGGCGGTGGCCCGCCTGGAGGAACAGGTCAAGGCCCTGCCGCCTGTCCCGGTGCAGCCGTGCGAAACCCTGAAAGAGCATTTGAGAGAGGCCAAGGAGCACGCGGGCGACTGGCGAAAAGCCCTTATCAACGGCGCTGTTCGCATCGCGCTGGCGATTCTGCTGTTCGCCGCCGGCTATATCTGGACGAAGGAGTCAAGCGGATGCCCACCTACTGCTACACCTGCGAAGACTGTGGCGCCAAGCTCGAACAGCACTACCCCATAGGCAAGGCGAGGGTGCGTCTCGATTGCCCGGAGTGTGGGGTGCAGTCGGGCATGCGCCGAGACTTCGCCGCGGAGCATGGGGGCTTCCGGCATTGCCCGGGCAACTGGCCGATGGCCTCGGACGCCGCCGGCGTCGCGCCGGAACAGGTGCCGGAGTTCATGGCGTTCGACAAGGCCCATGGCGTGAAGACGGAGTACACGCCGGATGGCCGGCCCGTGTTCACCAGTGCCGCCCACCGCAAGGCGTACTGCGAGGCGCACGGGCTCTACGACCGCAGCGCGGGTCTGTCGGACCCGCTCCCGAAAAACCGTACCGCATGAAAAGGATTGAGCCATGACACGCTATGGATGGTGGACGAATTGGACGTTTCGCTTTGCCGAAGACCCCGACGAGGAGAATGCCGGCGGGCGTGGCGGCACGGCGATCAGTGAGGATGCACGACAAGCCAACCAGGCGGTGGACGACGTGTTCGACGGCGATGACGACGAGGAGCCTGCCGAGGAGCAGGACGACAATCCCGCCGACGAGGACGAGACTCCACCGGACGATGAGCCCGACGACAGCTCGGATGTCTTTCCCGAAGCCCTGTTGACGCGTGCGCAGTCGTTGGGCGTGGATGCGGACGCGGTCCGGTCACGCTTCTCCAGCCCGAAGGACCTGGAAGCGGCGCTGGAATTGATCGAGGCGAACCGGGTGTCTCAGACGCCGGCGGAAAAGCCGGCCGAGGGCGAGCCCGAAACGGCGGACGACGCGCCGTATGACTGCGGCCTCAGCCCCGACGAGTTCGATCCCACGCTGGTCAAGGCCATCAACAAGATCGGCCAGGACGCAATGGGGACGATTCGGCGACTCGAGAAGGAGAACGCCGAGCTCAAGGGCCGGCTGGACAGCCTGGGCGGCGCGTGGGCCACGCGGCAGCTTGACGACCTGTTTGCGTCGGCGCCCGAGGACTATCGCGACGCCCTGGGCGAGGGTGGTGTGGACGACCTCGAGGTGGACAGTCCCGCCTTCAAGAACCGCAGCAAGGTCGTGAAGGCCATGACGGCGATTGCGGCGGGTCTGCAGAAGACCGGGCAACCGGTGCCCTCGCAGAAGTCCCTGTTCCGCAAAGCCCTGGCCCAGGTCTTCGACGAGGAGGCCGCGGCCAAGAAGACCCGGGACAAGGAGGTCAAGGGTCGCCTCGACAAGCGGGCCAAGGCGTCCATGGGACGCCCTGGCGGTGCATTGAAGGCAACGACAGCGGCAGGGCAGGCCGCCGAGGCGAATCGACGCCTCGATGACCTGCTCTGATTGAAAGGATGCAACGATGGGTGACATTATTCGGACACACGACATCGAAGATATGCTCACCACGACCTATGACAAGGTCGCGGTGGACATCGTCGATCTGAGCCAGGAGCAGACCGACTACCTCGTCTTCCCGTACATGATGACCCGCAAGGGTGGCATGCGCGAGGTGGGCGGGGGGATCGGCCTGGCCCAGACGCTGATGGTGAATCATGGCGGTCGCAGCCGGTTCGTCGGCGAGTACGACGAGGAAGACGTGATCGTCATCGACCACCTGGACAAGATGCGGATCGACTTCGCGATCCTCAACGACGCGGTCGCCTACACGCTCGGCGAGCTGAAGGACAACCGCGGCGAGGAGCGGATCCACAACGTCATCGCCCCCAAGAAGCGGGCCCTGTACCTGCGGGTCATCGAGACCTGCGAGGAACAGTTCTTCGCGACGCCGTCGCCCGACAACGACAAGGTGCCGTGGGGCCTGTACTACTGGGTGGTGAAGAACGCCAGCACCGGCTTCTACGGCGGCTACCCCGCGGGCTTCAGCTCGCTGGCCGGCCTGGACCTGTCGAAGGTCCCGCAGATGAAGAACTACACCGGGAAGTACACCTCGGTGTCCAAGACCGACCTCATCACGAAGATGCGCAAGGCGTGGAAGCGCACGAAGTGGCGCAGCCCGCGGCCGGAGTCCGGGTTCACCGGAGACACCAGCCGCAACCGCCGGATCATCTTCGTCGGTCTCAACGTCGGCGACGAGCTGGAGACCATCGGCGAGGCCCAGAACGAGAACCTGGGTCGCGACCTGGCGCCTATGACCATGATGACGCCCTCCGGGATTCGGTTCCGGGACAACGGCGACATGATGTTCCGTCGGGCGCCCATCGTCGAGGTCGAGAAGCTCGACGACGACTCGATCGATCCGGTCTTCGGGGTGGACCTGTCTACGTTCTACGCCCTCGTCAAGAAGGGCGAGAACATGGTGCAGTACCCGTTCGAGCGGGCGCCGCTCCAGCCGCGTCTGTTCGTCAGCCAACTGTACCACCGGTACGCCTTCATCTGCATCAACCGGCGCGCCAACTGGGTGCTGACCAAGTAAGGGCCCCCGCAGGGAGGCGGATAACGGCTTATATGCCCCAAACAGGGAGATGTAACCATGACAATCAGAAACCTCGCAGAGTACTTCAAAGGGGTCCACAAGGAAGTCGGAAAGGTGTGGTATCCGGGGACCGACGCGATCAAGCGCGGTCAAGGCCTGTGCTACGCCATGGACTACGTTGGGAGCGAAACAGGGCAGGCGGCGACCGACGCCTTCCAGGCCCGTGGCCTGCGGTGGGTCGAGAAGCCGGACAACAGCAACAACCTGTGGTTCGCCGGCGTCGCCATCCAGGACTACCCCGCTCGCGAAGCCGGCCAGCAGATCGACATCGCGATGCCCGGTGGGTGCGCGGAGATCTCCATCGCCGCGGACCCGAACGACACCCTGGGCGACGCCCTGGTGACGGCCCTGGCCAGCAGCAACAGCCGCTTGGCCGGGATGTTCGTGCCCGGCGGGTTCCGTGGCCGCGGCAGCGCCTTGCTGCTCGAGGCCCCGACGACCAAGGTCGTGTCGACGGCCCTCGACGGCTCGGCGGCCAGCTCCTACTCGGATGTGACGGGTCTGACGACCATCATCAAGACGGGAATCGGGACGGCTTGCGGCTCCGGAGTCCCCGGCAGCGACCCCACGCAGTATGAGCTGGTCGTCCTGGGCGGTGCGAAACAGGACGGCACGGCCCTGCTGACGCCGGGCGTTTACCCGGTGACGGCGGCCCCGTCGGCCAACACCATCACGGTGACCGGCGACACCGGCGACACGACGGGCGGGATGACCTGTGTCGTCCGGAAGAAAGAGGCGACCGTCCTTGCGTACCTGATGGACGGCGAGGAGAGCGGCCTGGCCGAGTTCCTCACCGGCAAGGACAACATCACGACCTACCATCCCATGATCGGGGGTGTGAGCTTCATCTGCGGCGGGTACACCACGGCCAACGGCACGGGTGGCACGCTGGCGGACGGCGAGCCGAGTCACGAGGGGATTCGCAAGGCCCTCGCCTGCCTGGGCACACTGACGACAGGCGATTTTGTCGCCACGATCACCAGCGGTCTCCAGAACGATGGGGCTACGGCCCTGGCCACGCTGTCGTTCGACGCGGCCAACGAGATGAGCGTCCTCCAGTGGAATGGGGGGCTCGGCGGGATGAGTACCGGCGGCCTGTGGCTCGAACAAGTCACTGTTGGCGCCGCGATCGGCTAACGATTGATGGTCTCCGTGGTTCGTGCGGTCGGGTTTGGTGGAGGACGGCTCGTGCATCTCCGGCACGGCCGTCCTCGCCAGCCCGGACGGCGGATCCGATGGAAAGGACACGACGATGGCCAGTACGGAAATCTATGCCCGCGACCGGGCCGAGCATGTCCCGGGGATCGGCATTCTGCGAGCGTGGGGCGATACCGTTCCTGCGGATGGCGAGGCCGGTTATGCGACAGGGTGCCTGTTCCAGCACACCGACGGGGGCGACGCCACGGCTCTGTACGTCAACGAGGGTACGATCACAAGCTGCAACTTCAACGCCGTGACCGTGGGGGCGTAAGGCCACGGGAAACCCGAACCCGACCGTGAAGGAGTACATGATGGATGTTCAAGAAGCGTTGGACCGGATGCCGGAGCGAGACCGGGAGCTGCTGTGCAACATGCTGCGGGTCGATGCGGTTCCGCCGGAGGTGGCCGAGGACTACTGGCGGGTCAAGCGGCTGCTCGACCGCGTCGGGGCGCCGTTCTGCGTCTCGACGATGGCGGACATTGCGGCCCGGCACGCGATGATGGATCCCCGCCCTCAACCGCGAAAACCGGTTATCGCCCCGGAGCCGGAAGAGGTTCCCGACGTGCCGAGCCAGGCCGCTGAGGAGCCCGGCCTGGTCGGCGCGGAGGTCCGGTTCTTCGATGCCAGCTCCGGGACCTTCATCGAGGGGACGATCCGGAGCATCAGCGGGGACGAGGACGCCGAGGACTGCCTGTGTGAGGTGGAAACAGATGATGGCGAACGGGTTCAGAAGACGCTCGACGAGCTCGAGGTCCTCAGTGAGAACTGAACTGCCACGTGCAGAAACAGGACGGAGGGCGTGGGCGGTGGTGCTTGCCGCCTGCGTCCTCGGCAGCGTCGCGTGGGGGGCGACATACTATGCGGACGCCTCCGCGACGGGAGCGGCGGATGGTTCATCTTGGGCGGACGCTTGGCCGACAGCCGCCGCTGCAATTGCCGGGCTGGACGCTCTGGGAGATAATGGCGCAGGCGATACGCTGCTCTGTCGCGGCAATCTCGGCCCGTGGATCGAGGGGGCGGGGACTAGCTACGGCAGTGACGTTACGCGCGCCAGCCCATTGCGCGTTCTCGATGACGACGGGTCTGGACGGCTGACCTATGTCGAAATTAAGAATACCACGCCTGCAAGCAGTTATATCACGTTCGACAGCTTGCTTATTCGCCCAAACGACCCCGATCCCTGGCCCACCGATGACGGCTACTGGCATTATAATGAGTATCCGTATGTGGTGGTCTTGGACAATGCAGACGATATCTGGTTCTACAATTGCGAGATTCGCGGTGTGACCAACTATGGCAAGTACCTTACGGGTTTCTTGTATGTCACGAATTCCGACCGCCTGACCGTTGAGAAATGTAATATCCATGACCTTGTGGGTGGTATCTGGGTCATCGGCGGGGATTCCGCCGACATCAAGGGCAACTACTGGCATGCACTCTCGCATTCTAGCGTGGTGAGCATTCGCGGCGGCGCGACAGGAACAATTTACATTCGTGACAACCACCTGGTGGATATAGGATACAATTTGGACGACGTGTATTGCCCCGACCCGGATCTCGAGGGAAGCGATTGGCATCCCGGAACGGGTTTGGCAATCCGGGCACAAGCGGTAGGCGAATCTGGCGGTGAACCCACTTGGACCCATCTTTACATCCAGCGCAATTTGATTCACGATTGCCGGATTAGTCAGGCAATCATGCTATATGACTCAGGCGGGAACAACAAATATAACAATCTCACTATTGAAAACAACTGTGTGTACGATTCAGCAATCGTTCGTTTGTGGTATCTTTATCCGACGGCAACGACGACGACGGTCATACGCAACAACACGATCATCGGAGGCCAAGACGCCGATGGGGTGACGAAGTATGGCATTTTGGGCAGATTCTATGGTGGCGAGCTCGATTTTTCATATCTGGCGGGCGATCCGAATTACCTGACCTTGACGAACAACATCTTCGTCGAGTACCGCCAAAGTGACGTGACTGTCGGCGACTACAACTTCTGGTGGGTTCCGAATGGGTACGATCTGACCGGATACGAAGGGGCCAACAGCATTCTGGCGGTCTGGCGCGATGCCAGTCTCAATCTGCATGGCAACCCGAACTACCTAGAGGATATCGGCTACAGAGATAGCACGGATGAGTATGACTATGACGTGGATGGGATCACGCCGGTGTTCGTATCGCCGGGCTATGATACGAGCAGTACTTATCCTGATGATCGTGGCAAGCAGTGGGATTATCGGCTCATCGCCGATTCTCCTCTTATCAACGTCGGCCATATGGCGACGCAGGCAAGCGACTCGTTAGGGTCCTTGGATGCGGCGGGCTTCCTTCGCAACGACGGCGTGGCTCGTGATGAATCTCATCATAGCCTCGGAGCCTATGAGTATGGAACGCCGCCGGATGACTGGGGCATGGGCGAAACCCCGATCAGCAACCGCTATATTCTGTTGAGGCGATGAAAAATGAGACGGATTTCTTGGATTCTAGGTTTGCTCGCGGTCGTCGCGCCGGTCCTGGGCGCCCCGGAAGTCATCACCCGCTACGTCGATAGGGATACGGGCGACAACGCCAATAACGGCACCACGCCCGAAACCGCCTGGGCGACCATGGCCTACGCCGAGAGCCAATTCAACACCTATGGCGAGAATGGTGACGGCGATTTCACCGCGACCGGCGTGACCTATCCGGATGGGATTGTCGGTCACTTGTACTGTGCAGGCTCGGTGGCGGATACAGCCATCGTGACGTGGGATGTTGTGACCGATGGCACTCATTACATGCGGATTACGGGCGACGGCGAGTATACACACCGCGCGTCGTCGGCCAGCAGCATTGCTGTTTCCACGACTTGTATTGAGTTTATTGACGTGCATTTTGTGCTGCCCAGCACAACGGCGAACAACAGAAAGATCATCTGGGTCAAACTCGCAGGGGCGGGGGGCTGGCAGCGGTTCCGTGGATGCACGTTCACGGGTCCGGCGAGCGAAACTTATACGTCGTGGCTGGTTTACGCGAACACCTCGAATGCGTGCATTGAACTGAACAATTGCAAAATCATCGACGCAGGCAGCGTCGAGAACAGCCGGGGGATCTATGCCTATGCAGGCACCGTCTACGTCTACAACTGCACCATCAACAACTGCTACTATGGCATTCAGGCTTACGATAGTTCGAATTCGAAGTTCTACGCCAAGAACACGATTGTGACGGGGTCCGCGGGCGACGCGTACAATAAAGGGACGGCGGGGACTCTGCAACTGACCTACTGCACGGCCGATGATGCGACGGCGACGACGTATGACACCGGAGAGACCTGCACGAACAATGTGAGTCCGACGTTCACCGGCGATTATCAATTGGCCTCGACGGATACGACGTGGATCGACGGCGGAGCGAGCCTGAGCGCCGACGATCACTGGCACGACGACGATGTGGATGCCTGGGATACGGCTCGGCCGCAGGGATCGGCGTGGGATATCGGCTGGCATGAGTACGAGTCCGGGGAGAGTGAGCCTGCGCCCGGGCCGATCACGCGGGGATTCATCGCACCGTTCATTTTCGGGAATTAGCCATGAAACGAACCATATTGATTGCGACCCTGATCCTGAGCTCGGTTTCCCTGGCGGCCGTCTGGAAAAACACGGCGGGTCAGAAGATCTACTGCTACGCGTGGGATTCGGCCAACGGGACGCCCAAGACCGGGGCGGCGGCGAGTCTGTCGGCCAAGATCAGCGGCGACGGCGGCGCGCAAGCGAGTCTGACGGACACGTCCGCGACAGAGATCGGCGATGGAATGTACTGCTTTGACCTGGCGCAGGCCGAGAGCAACTATGACGTGTTCTGTGTGACGTTCTCGCACGCGACCGACCCGAACATCCTGCTGCATCCGTTGATCGCCTACCCCGAGCCGGTCACGCGGCAGGCCAACATCACGCAGGTTGGGGGGTCGAGCATCGGCACGCCGAACGTCGCGGGGTATCTGCCGGTGGATTCGGTCTACGTGGTGGGCGAGACGCCCCTTGCGGCGGCAGATGTCACCACGGCGAACGCTACGGCGCTATCAAATATCTACCTCGACCACCTCATGGCGAATGCGTTGACCGATCCAAACAACGTGGCGGATAACAGCGTGCTGGCGAAGCTCGCGAGTGCGACGGCGGCGTGGGCGACGTTCAATTCGGCATCCCACAGCCTGGAGGCGATTGCGGACTCAATCATCCCGCCGCCCCCCAGCCCCGATCTGTCGTTTACCGTGGTGGCCACCACTACGGCCAGCATGGTTACCATCCAGGTGGGTGATGTGGCCATCCCTGCGAACTTCTGGAAGGACTGTCTGGTTCGGGTGGATCATACGGACTGGTCCGCCGGATCCTACTCCCGCGTCGCCTACAGCACGGCCCAGTCTGGGGGCAAGGTGATCCTGTACCTGTCCTCGACACTGCCCTTCACGCCGTCGGCGCTCGTGGACAAGGTCTACATTGAGGCTTGGGGGCTGCGGCCGGCGGACCTTCCGCCCAGAGGGCCGATAACCTACTAAGGAGTGACCGATGAAGATTCCGACGTTTGCCGCGACGCTCGCGTACACGACGGGCAAGACGATCTACTGCCGCATTTTCGCGCACAACACGGAATGGGCGTGGGATGAAAACACCCTGATGATCATCCACGACCCGATTTATACCGACACGTGCATTCCGTGTCCTGAGACCTCGATCAAGCACATCTACAAGCTGACGGCGCCCGCCCTGCTCCCCACGGGAGACTATGATCTGCTGTTCTTTGACCAGGCAGGCGCCTCCCCGGCGGCGACGGACACGTTGGTGGCGGCCATGCGGTACGCCCACATCAAGCGAGGCTGAGCATGAGCACCGAGGCGGACCTCCACATCGCGGTGGCGCAGAGCCTGGGGATGCGGCTGGACCCGGCGGAGTGGTCCAGCCAGGAGCTGGCCCGGATCAACCTCTACATCCAAGAGGGTCTGGGGCAGTTCTTCCGGCCCGCCTTGGTGGGCACGCCGCATACCTGGAGCTTCCTGGAGCAGGAGGCGACGCTGACGACCGAGGCGGCGTACAGCACCGGGACGGTACAGGTCTCCAGCGGGACCTGCACGCTGACGGGGGGCACGTGGCCGGCGTGGGCGGCGACGCATGGCATCCTGGTGATCGACACGGTGGAGTACGACATCGTCTCCCGGGACTCGGATCAGATTCTGACCGTCGTCGGGGCCGACGTGGACGCCGGCACAACCTACACCCTCACGCACGATGAGGTGTACGACCTGCCCTACGACTGCCATGGCGTCGTGGGGGACTTCTTCTTCGACACGAACACCTACGGGCCCCGCGTCCAGGTGATCGGGGAGGCCCAGGTTCGGGCCATGTACCAGGGCACGCGGATGACGGGCAAGCCCCAGTATGGGGCCGTCCGACCGATCATGCCCACGGCGTACAACGCGACGCGGTTCCAGGCGGTGTTCTGGCCGACGCCGACGCTGGCCTATAACCTCTTATACGCCAAGCGGACGATCCCGCGGTTCCTCACGGTCCAGGAGCAGATCAATCTGGCCTACGTGCACTGGGACACGCTGATGCTCTCCTGCCAGGCGGTGGCCGAGCGGCGGGACGACGACGCCGGGGCGGACGGGCCCTACTTCGCGGCGTTCATGCGGGCCCTGGCCGCGAGCGTGGCTGACGACCAGCTTGCCAGCACGCCCCGACGATTCGGATACAACGCGGACCGGTCGGACGACCCGGTGCCGCAGGTGCGACGACCTTACAGGGTGATTTACAGGCGTACACGATAGGAGCACGACATGACTGAAGAAATATTTGGCAGAAAAAGAAACCGCATGATCCCCGGAGTTGGTTATCTGGATGTTTTCTTGGATGCCCTTCCCGCCGACGGTTCGCAAGGGTACGCACCGGGCTGCGTCCTCATGTTGAACGGCTCTCACGAGATGTACGTGAACCATGGAACGCTTGCGGCTTGCGCGTTTCGTGGCCTTACGTCCGGAGAAGCGATGGCGGCAGGATTTCTACGCCGTCGCCATGTGAACGACGAGATCAATGAGATTGGAGGGCTCTATAACCCCTTGCCCGTCCGGGTGCTCCTGGGGATGCAGGACGACGAGACGTGGACACAGGAAGCGGGGACGGTGGCGCCGGACCTGACCAACTACGTCTTGGGCCGGCGGAGCCTGAAGCTCACGGCCTCGACTGGCAGTTCGGCCCGGGCCGTTTGTACGCCATCGGCCGTGAACTCGGACGACGTGCGGCAGATCCGCGGCAACCTCGGCGTGTGGATTCGCGTGGATAATGTCGCGAACCTGGATTGGATCTATCTGGAACTGTATCCGGATTCGGGGGTGGGTGGCAGCTACTACAAATACTACCCGTTCAAGGATGATGCTGCGCAGTACGACAAGCATGCCCTCCAGGATGGTCAGTGGCATCTGTGCTGGATTCCGGCGACGGTGGACACGAACGTGTGGGCGAAGACCGGCACGCCTCCGGACTATGGCACAGCCACGTCGAGCCCTCTCCCCGTACAGAAGATGCGTGTCAGCGTCGGGGCGAACGCCAACGGCAACGTCAACGCATGGATCGGAGGCTTTCTGGCCCTGGAGCCGCCGAAGGCAGGCCTGGTCATCGGTTTTGACGGGCCATACCGTTCCGCCTTTGATTACGGCTGTCGCCGGATGCTGGAGCGCGGGTACATCGGCGTGGCCCATGCTCGTGCCGCCACGATGCAGGACGAGTCGCATATCACCATCTCGGAGTGGCAGGAGCTGTACGCCGCCGGCTGGGATTGCGGACCACACCCGTCGGACGGCACGGCGTTCAACGACACGACACCGGCCGCCACGGTGGCCGCCTGCATTGCGAGAGAGGTCGCGGCCTTCCAGCGGATTCTGGGGCCGCGTGGAGCCCAGGCGATCTCATGGCTCGCCAACAATGGCGAGAGTGCGGCTTGTCCGGAGACGGGTGACAAGGCAGGGGATATTGCCAAGAAGATGTGCCTGGCCGCCAGGGCCAAGTCGGTGTTCGGCCAGACGGCCAATAGGGCCGGGGCCGGGCTCAACGTGTTCTGGGATGGAAAATACTCGCCGTGGATTCCGGTCAATTGGTGGTGCCTGCCGTTCCGCAGCGGGTCCCACAGCTCCCAGGGGTGGGATTTCGCAAGCAACATGAAGGGGTTCCTGGACGCCACGATCAACATGCGGCAGGTCGCCAACATCTATATCCATCGCATCAAGCCCAACACGGACACGCCGGACGATCTCAACGTGAGTGAGGGTTGGTTCGATGCCCTGATGGACTACGTGGCCGAGCACCTTGCGGCGGGGGACCTCGAGTTGCTCACGTACAGTACCTGGCAATCCAAGGTCTGCGGCCGGATGGGTAGCTATGGATGCACGTTGGACGGGGTGCCCACGTACATCGCCGGTGGCTCGACGCGGCGGTGGCCGGGGTCGCCCGATTAAGGAGTTGACGATGGATGTGTATCTCCGAGCCAGAGTCAATGACCTCACGGACGCGGCGGCCGAGCGGTTGGTTGCTTCGGGCGTGCGGCTGAGCGTCAATGCGCTCTGGGCCAGCGAGAAGCACGTGGCTCAGGTGGCGGCGCACAGCCCGGTCTGCGGGGTGGAGCTATATCCGGTGCGGGCATGGCTCAAGGCGACGGGCCGGGGCGACCGTGACTATCCCGACCCGGCCACGTTGAGCCCGGCGGACATCCGTGGCATCATCGAGCGGGGGGTGGTTGCGGCGCGCGATCTGCTTGCCACGGCGGGACTGGATCCGCGGCTGATCTACGTGATGACGGAGCCCGGCTGGCGGCCGAACGCCGAGGGCGGTCCTTTGGCGGCGGTGGTCGATCTGTATGCTCGGATCGAGACGGCGATTGCGTGTGCCTGGCCAGCCGCGATGCAGGCGTGGTACATCACGGGATGGCATCATACCCGCCCCGACCAGCGTCACCCGGAATGGCCCGCGACGCTCGCGCCCGCGTTCGCGGTCGAGTCGGGCACGCTCTACCGACTGCCGGAGGTGTGGCGGACAATCTCGCAGGCGCGCCGCCCCGTGCGGCTGGCCTGGGTTGGATTGCACTGCTGGTACGACGCGGCGGGCAAGTGGCACGCGGGCAAATCGGAACAGCTTGAAGCGCAGACGTATGAGGGGATAGGGGCCCTGCTGGGGATGATGCGAGAGCCTCCCGAGGCGGCATTCCTGTATTCCGAGGATGCACCGTTAGACAGAATCGTCGAAGATGCGGTAGCGTTGATGCGAGGCCAAGTTTCGCCTATTGCAGCGAAAGGCGACTGATGCGGAAGATACGGCTGTACTTTCCGATGAAGGGCAAGGACACGAACTACGCGGCGTCGAGCCAGCCGCCATTCACCAGCCCTCGTCTGCGCAATGTGCGGCCGTATGATGTCCTGGAGCGGCGGGCCCGCGGGGGTCAGCGCCCGGGCCTGCGTCGGATGTATGAGCAGATCCTCGGCGTCTATGCCGACCTCAGCGAGTACACGAGCCTCCAGGCCTTCTGGCGGATGGAGGAGCTGGACCCGACAGGGGGATCGGCGACGGTCAAGGACAGCGCCAACAGCCACGACGCGACGCCCAACGAGAAGCTTGCCAGCGTCGAAGGGCCGGTGGGCCGGGCGATCCGGTTCGACGGGGACAGCCAGTTCCTGGACTGCGGGGCCAGTAACGACTTCTCTCTGGCGACGGCCTTCACGATCAACGCCTGGATGCGACCGAACACGATGGATATGGAGGCGATCCTGTCGTGGTATGACTCGGCCACGTCTGATTACGTCCTATTGGCCCAGGGCGTCTATGCCCCCCCGCCCGGCGGCACGGAGCCGTTCACGGTGACGTTCGACATCAACGGGACCACCGCCGTGCGGCAGGTCTATCTGCCCAGGACGGACTTTCGGATGGTGACGGCCAGCTACGATGGCACCGACATGCGTGTGTACCTCAACGGCTCCCTCGTGGGCGATCCGCACGCCTATGCCGGGGGATTCAGCACGAGCGCCGACAAAATCCTGATCGGCAAGTTCATCTCGGGGACGGAGCTGTGGCTGGCGGCGGACCTGTGTAACGTGATGCTGTTCAACGAGGCCTTGACCGCCGAACAGGTGGCGGACCTCTACGCGAATATCGGCTCGCCCATCGTGGCGATGGGCCAGATCACGACGGTGAAGCAGTAATGGCCGGTCCAACATGGAGCTCAAACTGGACGCTTCCCACGGGCTGGATTGCCGAAGGCAGCCAGCAGACGGAATGGTCTGTCACCGTCAGCAGCATGGTGGGCAACGACTACATCAGCTTCTGGGCGGACTATCGGCTCAACGGCGGGGCCTGGACCAGCACGGGGCAGACGCATACGTTTAACGCCGCGGGCACCTGGAACGGGAGCCACACGCTCAACGGCCTGGCCGCCGGGGACGTTGTTGAGTATCGACTCAAGTGGGCCTACTGGGACCAGGGGCGACGATTCCCCAGCTCGGACTATTACTACGGGGCCACGAAAACCTACACTGTCACGCCCCTGCCCACGGCGCCGACCACGAACACCACGGCATCCGGGTACCACGATCAGACCCCGACGGTGTCCTGGAGTGGGGCAACCAATGCCCAGACCTACGATATAAGCTATGATACCGGCGGGGGTACGCCCAACGACACGCCGGACCAGACCGGGCTGACCTCGGCCCAGTACACCTTTTTGACCGTCGCGAAGGGGGCCATCATCAACTGGAAGGTGCGGGCGGTCAATCTCAATGGTACGAGCGACTGGTCGTCGGTGTTCACCACACTGGTCGCCGATGATCCCGTAGAACCGACGATCGACGAGACGGGTACCTATGTCGATGACGGCGAGACGGAGACCGAACTGCGGCCCACGCTGGCCTGGACCGAGAACGGCTCCGGGGCCAGTGAGGCCACGGCCTACGATGTGTACCTGGATAACCAGGACGCGACGACCAGGGTCTCGGAGAATCAGACCGCCAAGACGTACACGCCGCCCAACGACCTCCAGGTGGGCTTCACCTACTACTGGAAGGTCGTCGCCAAGAATGCAGTCGGCGACGCGATCTCGGCCGTCTACAGCTTTACCACGGCGGGCGTGCCGGCGGCGACCCCCTCGGCCAAGACGTACAAGCGGCGGCTCTGGGCGATTGCCGGCAATCGGTTCTACTACGAGAACGACGACAGCCCGAACCCGAAGATGGTCCTGCTGGAAGGCCTGGCTTTGGACACCACCAAGCGGGTCCAGGCGTTCGAGGCCTTCCGAAAGGTGTTCATCGCCAACGACGACAAGAAGGTCGTCGTGGACTTTTCCAACATCAAGCTGACGCTGCAATTTACGCCCCAGGCGGGCCACGAGCCAGCCCGGGGCGACACGATCTCGACGGCCGGTGGCGCGGCCATGCTCGTGGACTACTGGGATGGGGACAAGACGGTCTACGGCTTCCAGACCACGACCACGGACTTCGCCGACGATACGGTTCTCCTGCTCAATGGAGCGGCTTGGAAGTATAACGGGGCCGATGACGAGAAGACCGCCGTGTCCAATTGCCAGCTCGATCCCACGGTGCCCCATTACTACGACTGGAAGGAGTTTGGCGGCACCGAGACCAACATGCCGACGTATGCCACCGTGGCGGCGCTGTACCGCGGGCGGGCGAGCCTGGCCGGCAATTCGGCCGACCCGAACGTGTTCTACCTCGGCCGCAACGGCAACCCGCACGACTTCGAGTACGCGGCCGACGACTATCAGTCGCCCATCGCCGGCAACGGCGTCCAGTACGGGAAGATCGGCGACACGATCACGGCCCTGGCGGGGTATCTCGACGACTACCTGTTCGTGGGATGCAGCCAATCCCTGTGGATCATCCGGGGCGACCCGGCCGCCGGCGGCGTCATTGACCAGCTCAGCCGCGAGGCCAACTGCTTTGGACCGTCAAGCTGGGCGGTGGACGACCGGGGCGACCTGTGGGTGCTGGGCACCAACGCCATCCACCAAATCAGCCAGGCCGGCCGGCTGGTGGACAACAAGACCCGGGACCGGATTCCGACCCTCGTTGAGGATCTGAAGCTGTCGGCCGACGTGCATCAGGCGAGCGTGGGGATCGACCGCCAAAGCGGCGGAATCCTGTTTGCGATCACCAAGCTCACGGACGGGACCAACGAGTGCTACTGGTACGACCCGCGGGTGGATGGATTCTTCCCGGACACGTATCCCACGAGCTGCGGGCCGTACAGCCAGGTGTACTACGAGGCCGATAGCCCCTTATACCGCACGCTGTTGATCGGCTCACGGGATGGGTGCATCAGGGCCTACGATCACAGCCAGAAGTACGATCAGGCGGGCACGCCGGTGACGGAGAACGACCTGGCGATTGACAGCGCCGTCCTGCTGGGGCCGCTGGCCCTGAGCGAGGACCATGACCGCCGGGTGCGGGTCAACGAGGTTGCCCTGGTCCTGGCCGGCGGCGGGGCGGCCGGCACGCAGCCGGACGCCGACCAGGCCGATTATGGCTTATACGTGGGCGACGACGCCGAGACGATCATCGAGGCCTATGATGCGGCCGAGCCGTTCGAGAGCGGGTCGATCACCGGGCCGGGCCGGTCGCGACGGATGCGGCCCCACATGCGGACGGGCTTCGTCGGGGTGGGCCTGGGCCTGAATACTTCGCAAAAGTCTTGGGCGATGGAGGAAGTGCTGGTGACGACGACCAAACCCCTTGGGAGGGGCCGCTGATGGAAGATACCGAGGTCCTCCGACAGAAGGTCCAGCAGCTTGAGGTGCGTGTGCGGATGCTGGAGCAGGGAAAGATGCTGTTCATCCCGGGCAGTGCCGCCGAGGCGGCCACGGACCAGCTCTACGTGGACGCGACCGACGGCAACCGGGTCAAGCAAAAGTGAGGTGAATGATGCCCACATTCGTAGGCGGATACGGTTATTCGCGGTGGCTGGCCGAGCAGCAGGCCAAGCAGGCGCAGGAGCAGGCCAAGCTCCGAGCCCAAATGGGCAACTGGTCGGTGCAGGATTGGGCCCAGTACGCCCAGTCGGGCAAGTCCAAGGGCGCCACACGGTTCTCCTGGGGTGGCGGCTGGCTCAACCCCGAGGACTACAGCATGATGACCTGGTCCCAGCGACAGGCCATGACCGACGAGATGAAGAAGGCCTTCGAGGAGGCCAAGGGCGCCAACGAGCAGCGGTATGCCGAAATCCTCGCCGGGTACCAGAACCGGTACGCTCAGGCCGAGCAGGGCCTGGAAGGGCTCGGGCAGTCGGCCAAGTCGGACATCCAGCGGCGATACGCCGTTGAAAACTCCCGGGCCATGCAGCAGCTCCTCAACAGCGGCCTGTTGACGACGACGGTCGCCCCCGCGGTGAGTCGGCAGATCACCGCCCAGGAGACGCGGGACATCGCCGACCTGAACGAGCGGCTCCGTCGGGAGCGTCTGGGGCTTCTGACGCAGCTCAGCGGTGAGAAGCTGTCCTTCATGGAGCGGCGGGAGGATACGTATCCTCAGCTCCAGGCGTACTACGAGCTGTTGAGGCAGTTAGGAGCAGCCTGATGGCGATTCGTGTAGCACACGAACCCGATATTGCCCTCTTGGGGACGGCGGCGTACACGGCCGGCCGCGGCCAGCGGATCGAGCGTGACCTGGCCCGGCTCATGGAGATGCGCGAGCGACAGACCCAACGCCAATATGACTGGTTATCGGAGGGCCGTCGGCTCGACTACTACCGCGAGCGGGACGAACAGGCCGCCGAACAGGCTGCGGCCGAGCGGGCCCACGAGGCGGCGACACTGGCCCAACGGATGGAGGCGGACGCCCACCTTCAGGATGTGCGGCTGCGGGCCCAGCAGAGCATGCAGGAGCGGGCGGCGCAGGCGGCTCATGACCAGTGGCAGCGGGACCTCATCACACGGCAGTACAGTGCGTATCTGGACCGCAGCAACGTCACCTGGGAGTACGACGAGCGACAACGGCGGGAGCTGGAGAAGATTGATTCGGGCCTGGCCTGGCTCGATCAGCAGGTGGCCGAGGGGACCTGGACGCCGGAAGAGGCCGAGCAGGCCCGGCAGCAGCTCATGGCCAAGCGCTACGGGATCACGCCGGGCCTGCGGATCAGCGACACGCCGCCGCCCAACGAGATTCTCCGCCAGCAACTGGCGACCGACGAGGAGGGCAACAAGTACCTGTACGACCCGAGCAAGGGGACCTTCGAGCGGCTTGACCCGCCGATCCCCTTCAAGGACTTCGCCACGATCTACCAGAACGTCGCCACGAGTATGCAGTCACAGGACCCCGAATCGGGCGTGGTCACGGCCCCTGATCCCAAGGAGGTCGAGTCCCGCGTGCAGGGGATGCTTCAGGCCTACCAGACGTTCATGGGGCAACCGACGGCGCAGGAACAGCCTGGCGCACGCCAGGCCGCGGGCGAGGAGGCTCAAGGCCTGACCTCCCTGATCGCCGAGGGCAAAGAGGCGGGCGAGGTCCAGGTCCCGGAAGGGTTCGTGGACCCGATGGACCCGTCCCAGCCCCTGGAGAAGCGGCACGAGTCACTGCTCATGCTCAAGGGGAAGCTGCCGATCAAGGAGATCTTGCCGGCGATTGCCCCCGTCTACATCGAGCTGGCGAAGGCCAAGCTCGGCCCGGGCGCCAGCGTCGAAGAGCTCAAGGCGGAGGCCAAGCGTCTCGCGGCCAAGGATGGATGGCCGTTTGATTCGCAGGCACCCAAGAGCATGTGGAAGCCGGGCTTCGGCTCCGAGCCGCCGTCAAAATCGTCCGGCGGCATGGGCCAAATGCTTCGCGACGCCGGGGCTGTTGGGTCGTCGATGTTTGACTCCTCCCGTTGGCCGAACCTCCGAACCCCGTACAGGAGATAGGCCATGGACTCACTCGACGCCTTGTTCGACCAGGCCCTGGATGAGGAAGTTCAGCGGCAGATCCCCGACCCGGTGGACGAGATCGCCTTCGATACGCTTCTCGACGCCCACGCCAAGAAGGCTGTCCTGGGGCCGATGGGGGTGGGCGAAACCCTGGGAAGAGAATTGGGGAGCCAGGAAGTGGCCCAGAAAATTCCCTTCGCCGGGCCGTACTTCCGAACGGGCGACACGGTAGTGTTCGAGGGGGCTGTGGAGCGGCTGCGGAATTGGACAGATGAGGACTACAAGCTGGCCCCGCAGCGGTTCAAGGAACGGATGACACAGCAGCCGTCATACTTCGACTGGATGAAGGCCCTTCCAGAAGATCACCCGATCCGCAAGAAATATGAAGCCGGAGACATCAAACGGCATGGAACATTCGGCGAATCTCTCACGCCGACCCGCGAGCGGGATGAGGCGGCTGTTCGTGATTACCTGAAGCGGGTCACAGAGGCACAGGTTCGGGGTGAGACGCTCCCGGCAGAGATCGCCCGCATCGTTACCGAGAATGTGCCGTACATGGTGGAGTTTGGGCTGCTGTCGCAGGGCGCCCTTGCACAGGGGCTCAAGAGCGTCGCTCGCCAGGCCACACTGAAGACCCTGGGCGCGAGCACGGCGGCCCGGGCAGCGGCAAATATTGCTGGCGCCGCCGGCGCGGCCACGGGCATGACGGCCGTGGGACGAAGCCCAGAGATTATCGCACAGAGTGGCGAGCGTCATGCCGCCGGCGATAAGTGGGCATCGGCAATCCTGCGAAGCGTCGGCGACCAGTGGGTCGAGATGTTCAGTGAGCAGACGGGCGGGCTTTTGACGCGAGGTGGCGCCGGCGTCCTGCGAAAGCTCCCCTTCTTCGGCAAGTTCGTACCCAGGATCGGCAAGGCCTGGATGTACAAGACGGGCAAGAGCGAGGCCGCCTTCCTGCGCCGCATGATGCGTAAGGGCGGATTCTCCAGTATCCTGGGCGAGATCGGCGAGGAGCGGGTCGGGACGATCCTGAGGGGCGTGCTGGATGTCGAGGATTTCGGTGCCGGCAAGGACGCGAACATGCTCCAGCGGGTCGCCGCGGGGCTAAAACAAGACCTTAAGAATCTGCCCGCAGAAGCCGGGGCATTCGCGGTGATGGGTGGGGGGCAATCCGCCGCCATGCACGCCGCTGGGGCCGCGGGGACGATGGCGTACCGGGCTGAGATGAACGCCCACTTCAAGGCCAACGTCAAGAACGACCCGATGCTGTTCTTCTTCATGAATCCCGATGAGGCGCAGCGGCTGGCCGGGATCGAGAAGCCCACCCGCAAGGATTTTGAGAACATCCCCGGACGGTGGTCGGCCGAGGAGCGGGCGGAGATGGCCGGGCGGCTTCGGGAGCTGTCGCCGCTGTTCGACGTGGCCCCCGATGACATCGTCAAGCTCGTGCAGGAGGGACTCGCCCAGGGCCTGTCGGTGACCGAGGCGCAGCGATGGGCGGCCCAGACGGCCGCGGAACGCAAGCGGATGGGGCTGCCGGTGGTCACACCCGCCGAGACGGAGACGCCGGAAGAAAGCGAGGGACCCGATGATACGCAAGACGCAGAAGGGCTACAAGGTGGTGAGCCACAAGGGCAAGAACCTCGGGGGTCCGTACAAGAGCCGCCGACAGGCCCAGAAGAGACTGGCCCAGGTGGAGTACTTCAAGGCGAGGGACCGGGGGAGGGCGAAAAAGTAACGCCTCCCAAGGGGCCCATCGAGGCCGAGGAGCGGGGCTGGGAGCCGGTGCCGGAGGACGACTGGCGACACATGGCCCAGTACGACATTGCTCGGACCGGGGCCGGCTGGTCGCTGCGCCGCCTGTACCGCGGGCCGGGCGAGGGCGGCAGCATCGCTTACGACTACGTCCCCGTTATGATTGTCGGTCCCGACATCGCCGGCATGATGGAGGAGGCAGAGCGGCTCTCCGCCCAGGCACAGCAAGAGCAGGATACACAGAAGCGACAAGAGCTTTTCGAGCAGGCCCGCCGGCTGCGGCAAGAGGCATTCCAGATTGCCCTGTCTCAACACCAGGGCCAGGCGGCCGAGACGCCCGAACCGGCACCTCCGGAAGCCGAGCCAGAACCACAGCCACAACCGCAGCCCGAGCCGGAGCCGCAGGATCAGGAGATGACGCCGCGGCGACTGTTCCAGGACCGCGTCGCCCAGCGTCTTCGGGAAGGCGGCTCGATCAGCAACCAGGACATCGCCGACTGGAGCCGGGAGGCCTTCGGGGCCGCCGCCGGCACGGCCCGCGAGGCCTACGACGCCATGGAGGCGGCCATTCACGCCCATGAGGAGCAGATGCTCCGCGACCTGCCGCCCGATCAGTGGTTATCAGCCCTTATCGCCCTCCAGGATCGACTGCCGACCCAGACCCGGCGGGATACCCAGCAGGTGGAGTTCCAGCAGTTCTCCACGCCGCCGGGAATCGCGGGCCTGGCGGTGCTTGCCGCGGGGATTCGGCGGGGGGCGGTCGCCCTGGAGCCGTCGGCGGGCACCGGGGCCCTGGCCCACCTGATGCGGGCCGCCGGGGCCGACGTGGCCGCCAACGAGATCGACGAGCGGCGACGTTCGTTGCTACTGGAGGCGGGTTTCGATACCCGCAACGTGGATGCCGAGTTCCTCGACAACAACCTGCCCGAGGGCGAGACCTACGACGTGATCGTCATGAATCCGCCGTTCTCCGCGACGGGCGGGCGGCTGTCGCGGCACGATACCAAGTTCGGCGCCGAACACGTGAGACATGCCTTGCTGCGGCTGCGACCGGGGGGCCGGCTGGTGGCGATTGTGGGCAAAGGCATGGCCCGAAATCGCCCGAAGTTTTCAGACTGGTGGAAAACCATCGAGTCGCGGTATAATGTACGGGCAAACATCGGGCTCAAAGGCGACCTGTACGCCAAGTACGGCACCCGGTTCCCCGTACAGATCGTGGTTATCGACAACACGGGACCGACGGAGTCGGTCTCCAACGAGATCCGCGGCGAGGACATGAGCCTGGAGGAGGCCGCTCAAGCCCTTGCCGGCCTGATGGAGGATGACGTCCATGGGCGAGTACTATCGACGAGCCAGCCTGGCGGCACGACGCCTGGCAAAGAACCTGTACGGCCGCCCGGTCCGGAAGGGGTTCAACCCCCTGGCCCACCTCATATTGGTGGTGGTGGAGGAGCACCTACCAGCATGGGAGGAGGGCAAACACGACCCGTTCATAGTGGAGCTGGACAGCGCCCTAAACAGCCCACACCTGTCCTACGACCTGGCGATCGCGAGGGTGTGCGGGTACCTGGAGGGGCAGCAGGGCCGAGAGATTCTGAGGGAGATCATCGAACAGGAGAACATATCGCTGCCGGAGAAGCGGAGCGACCTGGAGAGCGAGGTGCTCGACCTGATAGGTCTGACAGTGGAGTCGCTCCCCCCCTTCTATCTGATGTAGAGAAACAGCAGGCCGGACTGACTATCGAAAAAGCGGCCCCGAAAGAAAAGGCGGTCGCCGAGACCGCCCGGCCGTACAGCAGCTATGTCGTGCAGAAGGCCCGCGTCAAGGGAGCCAAGCCGCACCCTGCCAAGCTCGTGGAATCGACGACGCTGGCCTCGGTCGAGCCGCCGGACGTAAAGATCACGCTGCATCTTCCCCGTAAGCTCATCGAATCGGGGATTCTGAGCGGACCGCAGATCGAGGCAATCATCTACGCCGTCCAGGCCCACGATCAGACCCTGCCCGAAGGCGCCACCGCAGGCTTCTGGTTGGGTGACGGCACCGGCGCCGGCAAAACCCGCATCATGTACGGCATCGTCTACGAGCATTATCTGCGTGGCAGAAAGAAAGCGGTCCATATCAGCGCGAAAAAGGAGCTGATTGAGCAGGCAAAAGCGGACGCCGGGGCACTGGGCTATCCAGCGCCGATCATCAGTCAAAATGCCATCTCCCAGAATGCCGAAATAGAGGCCCAAGAGGGCGTGCTCTTCACTACTTATAGCCTCTTGTCTCGCGAGTGGACCAAAAACAAGACACGATTCGCCCAGCTCGCCAATTGGTTGGGACAAGACTTCGACGGCGTTATCCTCTTCGACGAAGCTCACAAGATGAAGAACGCCGCGATGCAGCGGAATCCTGATGCTCCACAAATGCAGGAAGGCACAAACACCGGAAACATGGGCATTGAGCTCCAGCGCATGTTTCCTCGCGCGAAGGTCGTGTACGCCAGCGCCACCGGTGCCTCCGAGATACGACACATGGTCGCTTACGAGCGAATGGGGCTCTGGGGCAAAGGTCGGCACTTCGAAAAGTTCTCGGACTTCTTCCGTGCTTTACACAGCGCCGGCCTCGCCGGATTTGAGGCTCTCACCGCGTCCCTCAAGTCGATGGGGCGATATGTCGCCAGGTCGATCAGCTATGAGGATGTGGTCGAAGACTCCGTATCCGTGCGTCGGGCGCCGACCCCACGCGACAAGGAAGTCTACAACAGGGCGGCGAAGTTCTGGCAGGTTCTCTATGACGCCTGGAAAGAGGCGTCAAACAATGCACATTCGAAATTTGACACGACGATCTTCTACAACACTCAGCAGAGATTCTTCCTGGGGCTGATGAGCGGGCTGATGGCCCCCGATGTGATCCGTGCCGCGGAGAAGGATATCGCGGAGGGCCGGGCCCCGATCATCACTTTCGCCTATACCGGTCAGGCCGCGATGGAGCGTGCCATGCAGGAGTCTGGCGGAGCGGTGTCGGCCCAGGAATTGTACGATGTCGGCTCACGGTCAACGCTCGTAGACCTTATTGATCGGCATTTCCCTGTGGATCAATACGTCGAAGTTGAGGATCCGGATACCAACACAGTCAAGCTGGTCAAGAGCGGGGTCAACGCCGAGAATGTGCGGATGCGAGAGAAGCTCAAGAACATGGTCGCCGAGCTTGAGTTGCCGCCGAATCCGTTGGACGTAATCGTGGAGCATTTTGGCCCGGATCGGGTGGCTGAGGTGTCGGGCCGACATCACCGCATGGAACATGGCAAGTACGTGCGGTTCTCAATCAAGGGTGTTCCGTACGGGATGCGCAGCCTATACGAGCTTCAGGCATTCCAGGAGGGCAAAAAAGACGTAGCCGTATTCACCCCGGCCGGTGACATGGGCTATGACGCCCATGCCAGCCGCCACGTGCCTAACAAGAAGCAGCGTGTTATCTACGCCTTCCAGCTCTTTTGGTCGGCGGATCAGCAGCTCCAAATCCTTGGCCGGGTTCACCGGAGCGACCAAGTCGTTGCGCCGATCATTCGCCTGGTCACGCTGGAGATTGCCGGCGGAAAGCGCTTGTACAACGCGGTATGCCGTCGGTTGTCGGGTCTCGGCGCGGCCACCCAAGGCGAGCGAGAGGCGTTCAGCGGCAATCTTTTCGAGGCCGAGGACATCACAGATCAGTACGGCCAAGCCGCCCTGTCGTCCTTGTATGCGCGAATGAGGGCGGGCCGCATCGAAGGCATGGGGCGGGAGACCTTGGAGATCATGGGTCTTCTTGACGCCAAGGGCAATATCACGAAGGGCAAAATCGGAGATGTGCAGGGCTTCCTGAACCGGATCATGGTCCTGCCGGTCGATCAGCAGAATCGACTCTTCGAGGTCTTCTATGAGCTCTACACGGAGCAAGTCGAGCGGGCCAAGGAACGGGGCGAGTTCGAGTTTGGCGTCGAGGACATCCAGGCGGTAGGCCTTCGACTCACGGGCGAACCGAAAACGGTGTGGACCGAGCCCGTCACGGGGGCGAGCGCCGAGTTGCATACCTTGGTCGGCGAAGTGCGAGTGCACAAGGTCTCTTGGGAGCGGGGTCTGAGGTGGGCCGATTCTGGCTTCTGGCGCAATAAGCGAAGCGGCCACATATGGGCCGCGTTCTCCACGACCACAGATAAGGGTCAGGTATTCTCGATGCTCGGGCCGAAAGGCCACTCTGGAAGCAAGACCATTGTTGAGCTTCGTGATCGGCACGAGCGAGTCAGCAATGCAGAGGCCAAGGAGTGGTGGGAAGAACGCCTGGAAAGCATCCCCGATACCGAAGAGAAGACTTTCTACCTCGCCACGGGGATGCCATTCCACCTGTGGACCGCGTTGCGCTCGCGATGGCCCGACGACCTTTACCAGCCGTCGATGAAACGCGCCAAGCTGGCCGACGGCAAAATGATGCTGGGACTGGATTTGCCCGAGGCGATTGGAAGGCGGCTCCTGCGTGAGCGCACTGGCGATACCACAGGATCGAAAGCCAAAGATATCGAGGATCGGCTTCAAAGTGGCGAGGAAATTGTACTCGAGAACACTTGGGTGGTGAAGAAGACCACGATCAGCGGCGATGCCGTACTGGAGGTCACTGCGCCGGCGAGGGACTATGGGCTCCTTAGGCGCCTGGGATTTCAGGAAGAAATCATCTACTACCGCAAGCGGTTCTTCGTGCCGTGGGGCCCGGAGTCCAAGGCGATCATCGAGAAGCTCGCCAAGACCTTCGACCTCCAAGAGGAAGGTCGCGACGAGACGCTGGCGTTTGCCGGCGGACCGAGCCCGGTCCAGCCGCGGGCCAGTGTGCCGGGCCAGCAGCCGAAGAAGATCCCGACGCCGCAGCAAATCCTAAAGACGGTCGAGCACCTGTTCGGGTTCCCCGCCCGGGCCGGCCGGATTACCGGGGCCCGGCGGGCGGGCATCTTCAAGTCAGGTCCGCGGGTCGCCCGCGTCAAGCAGCAGTACCTGGACTCGCTCGATTTCCTGGTGCACGAGGTCGGCCATGGGCTTGACGTCACACACGGCATCCTCAAGCAGGTCCCGCCGGCGGTACGTGCGGAGCTGGAGTCCCTAGACTACAAGCCGGAGAAGGGCCGGGCGCGTGAAGGGCTGGCCGAGTACATCCGGCACCTGGTCTGGGACCAGGACGCCGAACAGGTGGCCCCGACCGTCGATGCGTGGTTCCGACAATGGCTGATCGACCACCCCGACATCTTCCACGCCGTCAACGTGTTCGCCGAGATGGTGCAGACCTGGCGACAGGCGACCGCCCTGGAGCGGGGCCTGGCCCAGATAAGCACTGATCGGAAGGTTCCGCGCCCGGCAGACGAGACGACCGCAGAGAGGATTGTTGGCGACTTCAAAGAGGGGATGCACGCCCTGTACGCCTCGCAGAAAGATGCGGGACACTTCCTCCGGCGATTCCAGGAGGAAATGAAGCGGCGGGGGTACAAGGGTTGGGCCGAGGGGGAAGGCCCCTACGATCTGTATCTGGCCTTGAGCCTGACCGGGCCCAAGCAGGCCCGCGAGGCGATGGATGAAGGCGTCTTCCTGCTCACCGGCGACATGCAGAAGATCGGGCCGAGCATGCGTGACATTTACGAGGGGATCACGCGGGACCGCCTTCCTTACTGTAACCTGTACGCCTACGCGAGACATTGCCTGGAAGCTCACGAGAAAAAGCCGGGCTACAATCCGGGCCTGAGCAAGGCCGACGCCGAGCAGATCGTGGCGGAGTTGGACTGCCCGGAGTTCCGCCGGGCCGCCGAACGGATGACCGAGTACCACAACGCCTTATTGCTCATGCTCGTTGACGCCGGCGTGCTTTCGGCCGAGGTCGCGAACAAGGTCATCAAGACCTGGACGACCTATGTGCCCTTGAGACGACTCGTCGATGCCAAAGCCAAGTACGGCAAGGGGGCCGGACTTGAATGGTCGCCTTTGAAATACAGATCGAAGCATGGATCGGGGCTGCCGATCATCGACCCATCTCAGACGTTGGTCGAGCGGACGATCCTGTTCTACACGCGGGCCACCCAGCAGATTCCCATCAACGCCATGATCGACGGCGCCCGGGCGCAAGGCGGCATGGGCCAGTGGATCGAGAAGGTCCCGCCGAAGGTTCGGGCTGAGATCGTCTGGCGTGACGACGTGCTCGATCAGATGAAGCGCAAGCTGTCGGACAAGGTCGGCCCGGATCAGGCCGAGAGCGTCACGGACGCCCTTGAGTCGCTACTGGACGACCCGCAGTTCTTGTTCCTGTGGAAGCCGGTGTATCGGCCCAGCCCCAAAGAATCCATCGTGATGGTCTATCGCAACGGCCAGCAGGAGCTGTACTACGTACACCCGGCGATCTACAAGGGCCTGATGATGATGCAGGGGGCGACCCTGCCGGCCTACATCGACAACACCCTTGGGGCCCTGGCCCGGTCGGTCAAGCTGGGGGCGACCGCCATCAACTGGGCGTTCTTCCAGCGCAACATCATCAAGGACTGGATGACGTTTATCGCGCAGAGCCGGGGCGATGTGGAGGCGGTTTGGAAGGCCCTGCCATTCAACATGACGTTCCGTTACGCGGCCAGCCAGGCCCGACACGTCATGGGCAAGGAGCAGGACCCCCTGGTCGAGCTATTCAACCAGATGGGCGGCCCGCTGGCGACATTCCTGGGCCTGGACTTGAAGAGCGTGCGAAAGGCCGTCGAAGATGCCATGGCCGACCCGATGAAGGTCCGTGCCGCCCGAATTGCCAAGAATCCGATCGAGGCCCTGAAGAGCGTCTTAAGCCTCTCCGAGATCGGCCCGCGTCTGGCCGAATTCGAGAGCGTGTTGCGTAAGCATGGCTACACCACGGCCAAGCTGGACGAGCTGCGTCGCCAGGGGAAACGCCCGCCGCGAAACGTGCTCGTCGAGGCGATCAACGCCGCCAACGATGTAACGGTCAACTTCAAGCGGATGGGCTACCATGGGGCCTACATCAACAAGATTCTCCCGTACTGGAATGCGAGGCTGGAGGGGACAGACAAGTACGTACGAACGTGGGCCACGCAGCCGATTCGGGCCCTGGCGGTGACGAGTGCCTATGCCGCGATTGCCGCAGCGTACTGGGCCCTGGTCCACGACGACGACTGGTACAAGGATTCGCCGGCATGGCTGCGGTACGGGTACTGGGGCGTGACGGATGGACAGGGCCACCTGATCCT